GTCAAAATAGCCTTGGAAGACTACTTTGACACTGGTAACGTGCGTTACAAAGCTCGCGAGCGTTACAGCTTCGGCTGGTCTGACCCACGCGGCATCTACGGTTCTTCAGGTTCGACCTGATGAGACGATGAAAAAGGGGCCTTGTGCCCCTTTTTCTTTTGGTGTATATTGAGCGCATTCCGGGATTTTCCGGTGTATCTAACAGTCCCGGCTGACGACATGCAGATAGATACGCCACCACTCGCATGTGAGGACACATCATGGCAAATACCACATTTAACGGCCCAGTTCGTTCACAGAACGGCTTTCAATCGATCACAAAAAGCGCCACCACCGGCGCAGTAACTGTCACTGGTACGTTTGGCGCTTCCACCAGCGTCACCGATTTGACAACTACCAATCTGGTCTTCACTGATCAAAACCACCCTACAAAAGCCGCGATTAACGCAACAGCTACGGCTACCGCAGCACAGGTTGCGACTGGATACATTACATCCACTTCAGCATCTCCTACAACCATCACATTGCCCACAGGCACCTCGCTTGGCGCTGCTGTTGGCGCTACCCAAGGTACCGTGCTAGACCTGTACGTTGACAACACCGCAGGTGCAAGCACAGTGACTATTGCTGTGGCCACCAACGGTATTTTGTCAACTGCCGCTGCTGATACTGCCGGTAGTTTTGGCGACTTGACGATTGCTGCTGGCGCAACGGGTCTTGCTCGTTTCACTATCATGTTCTCTAGCGCAACGGCCTACGTGTTCACTCGTACAGCTTAATTAGGAGCCCATCATGGCTTTTACAACTGACGTAAAACAAGCGCACCTTAATGGGAGCGGCTTTTTGGTAACGGGGCGAACCCGTGTCAAGGCCATCTCATATGTGGGCACTTCAACTGCGGGGCACGTGACGTTGTTTGACACCCTTACCGCACCCGTGACGACGGCCACATACGGTCGTTCCGGCACAACCATAACCGTTACTCAAGCTGCCCATGGACTTACCACAGGGGATGTAATTGGGATTGATTTTGCTGCGGGCACGGGCGGAACTGCTACAAACGGGAACTACGCAGTAACCGTTTTAACGTCCAGCACTTTCACCGTTACCGACATCAACTCAGGGTCTATCACTGCGGGTGCATCAATGGTGTATTCGACCCGTTGGTTGATGAGTTACGACGTGTCAGCCACTGACATTTTTAACAATGCCCCACTGATCCCAGAAGACGGTGTAGTGGCCCGAGTTGGGGTTTACGCGCAGATGTCAAACCTTACGGCAGTAAACATTTTCTACGGATAAGGAGTCCATCATGGGACGTGCAGCAAAAATGGCAATTTCTGAGTATCAAGGCGAAGTTCAAGCCGGTGCACAGAAGCAAGACATGAGCAAGGGTGGCCCTAAACAGGTTGCTCGCAAGAGCGGCCCTAAGCCCTCTAGCTCGTTCTCTCCTCGCGGCGTGGGCATGGCCCGCAACAAGCCTTGCAAGATGTACTGAAATGGCAAAAAAATCGCCCTCTCTTTCGGTGGGACGCGGCGAGAAATTGCCCGTCTCCAAGGGGGCGGGATTGACTGCCAAAGGCCGTGCCAAGTACAACGCAGCAACAGGAAGCAACTTGAAAGCTCCACAGCCACAAGGCGGCAAGCGCAAAGATTCGTTCTGCGCTCGTATGTCCGGTATGCCGGGGCCAATGAAAGATGAAAAAGGCAAGCCAACCCGCAAGGCGGCTGCTTTAGCAAGGTGGAAGTGCTAATGGATATTAATTTAATTTGGTCAGGCGTTTTATCTGCTGCTGTTGGCGGACTGTGGTTCTTTATCCGTGAAAAATTGGATGAATTAAAACGGATTGACATCTTGTTGAACAAAACACGCGAGGAGATTGCGCGGGATTACGTTACTAACCTAGAAGTGCAACGAATTACTGATCACATTGACCAACGCTTTAATCGCCTTGAAGCAAAAATTGATCAGCTTATTCAAGTGGGCAAGTAATGTATTTAACAAGCAATATCCCGTATTTCAAATGTTGGGTTAGAAAAGAGTTTACAAATGGACATCAAAAATATCATGGAGAGTACATACATGCGCTGGCAGTCGCTGTTACGACTATTCCGGATAGGTGTCTCAGTTTTCAAGTCATCTTTACTGGTTGTGAAGCAGACGACGGTAGCCAACCAAATGTTCACGGCGGGGCAATGTGGGCAAGAATGCCAATCACAGCCTTGGTTGCAGACATTCCTTTGGAAGAGTGGCCGGAGCGTATGCAGACACATTTGGCACAGCCTTGGGACTGTAATTCATACAACCATGGCATTGTTAAAATTGAACGGGCGCAACCTTCTCCTTGGTTGTGCAAGATCAATAATGAGTTTCACACAGGACGGTATTTGTTTACAGTTGACTATGCTGAAAGCGATGTGTCAGAGGACCCATCTCAGCATAAGCAAAGCCATGTGCTGATGCTGACGGATGCAGGAAAGTGGACAGGGAACATTGTGGCTTTACCCAACAACCGAGTACGGGTCACAAGCCCGGCTTATTGGGTTACGGGGGAGGGAGCGCCGGATTTCCGGCCAAATCAGTGGATTCAATGTGCGGAACAAGACGATTCGTACATGGACCCAGAGACGACTTTTAACAACTTGTACAAGGAGTAATTGAAATGATGAATTCAAAAATGATGGCCAGTGGTGGCGTAATGAAAAAAGGCGCTGCTTCGGGTGGTGTAAAGAAAAAAACCGACAAAGGGTTGCCAATGGTTATGAAAGACGGTAAAAAAGTGCCTTCTTTTGCTGCTGATGGCGTTGGCAAAATGAAAAAAGGCGGCATGATGAAAACCAAGATGATGGCCAGCGGCGGCAGTACTCAAGAAGTTCAAGTGCGTGGCGTTGGTGCTGCGCGTGCCCGTACAGCCAAGATTTCTTAATCCATGACCACTTCAGGCGTAGCCAACTTTGATCTTCAGTTCGATGATCTGATTGCCGAGGCGTATGAACGCTGCGGCATAGAGGTCAGGGCTGGCTACGACATGAAAACGGCGTTGCGCTCTCTCAACATTATTTTTGCTGAGTGGGCCAATCGCGGATTAAACCTTTGGACAATTGAGCAGCGCCAACAGGTGTTGACACCCGGGGTGTATGAATACAACCTGCCAGACGACACAGTTAATGCTCTGTCTGCTGTGATTCGGACCAATGCGGGTCAGTCTACCCAGCAAGACATTACGATTGACCGCATCAGCCGCGCAGAATGGCTGCACGTCCCCAACAAGAATACCCAGTCCAGACCCGCTCAATACTACGTACAGCGCTCTGTCCCGACCACGGTGTACCTGTACCCCTCCCCTGACGATACACAGACGTGGACGTTTGTGTATTACGCCATCCGACGTATTGAGAACGCGGGAGCGTACACCAACACTGCCGACATTGTTTTCCGGTTTTTACCTTGTTTGGTGGCGGCTTTGGCATTTCATCTGTCCGTTAAGAAGGCTCCGGATCGCATGGTCATCCTGAAACAACTGTACGAAGAAGAATTTGCCCGGGCAGCGGCGGAAGATCGAGACACAGCCAGCGTGTTCCTGACACCAACCTATTCGGATAGGTAGTCATGGGCTACGCTTCAGGCAAGTTTGCGATTGCACTGTGTGACCAATGCGGTCAGCGGTACAAGCTGCTTGCGCTAATTAAGGATTGGAAGGGGTTTAAGGTTTGCACGGAATGCTATGAGCCCAAGCATCCGCAACTTGAGCCTAAGCGAAACATTACGGAGCCACAGGCCTTGTATCAACCTCGACCAGAGTCTCGTTTGTACGTTACAGTCTATGTAGGCTTGACTGCGGACTCTTCGTTTGCGAGCATTGGCATGCAGCCAATGCCGTATTCCAAACAATTGGTGGCAGCCGGTGTGCTGTCCCCTGTAACCACGTCGATCACATGAACTACGCTGAACTCACTGCTGCTATTGAGGACTACACCGAGAACACGTTCACGGCGACGGAGCTTGCTATTTTTGTTGAGCAGGCTGAGCAACGCATCTATAGCATGGTGCAGTTGGCTAATCTGCGTAAAAATCAAACCGGTACGATCACTTCAGGCAACAAGTATTTGTCGGCACCTAATGATTACTTGTCCACTTATTCTTTGGCGGTATATACCTACGCCACACCCACGGCTACAGGCACTTCTGCGGCATTCACTATTACGGTGAGCAGTGCAACGGACATAGCGGTTGGCCAAATAGTAACGGGTTCAGGTATCGGCGCAGGTGCGCAGGTGACGGTTATTAACGGCACAACAATCACCTTGTCTGTAGCCAATAGCAGCACTGTATCGGGGGCGATGGTGTTCCAAGGTGACTATTTGTATTTGTTGAACAAGGATGTCAACTTCATCCGCGAGGTGTACCCAAACCCTGCCAGCACTGCGGAGCCCAAGTATTACGCCATCTTTGGCCCTCAATCAAATGACGTAAACGAGTTATCGTTTATTTTGGGACCAACTCCGGATCAGACATACAAGGCAGAGCTGCATTATTACTATTACCCCGAATCCATTGTGACTGCGGGAACTTCATGGCTGGGGGAAAACTTTGATTCTGCCTTGCTTTATGGCTCGCTGGTTGAGGCATATACCTTTATGAAGGGTGAGCAGGACATGATGGCGCTTTACGATACTAAGTACAAAGAGGCGATGGCGCTTCTGAAGAACTTGGGCGATGGCAAACAACGGGCCGACACTTATCGTGATGGTCAAGTCAAGATCAGGGTGCAGTAATGATCACAGCGGGCCTCACCACCAGTTTTAAAAGGGAAGTCCTTTTGGGCATACATGACCTAGATACGGACGTGCTTAAGATTGCTTTGTACACTTCCAGTGCGGACCTTGGCCCGGATACGACGGTGTATTCAACAACCGATGAAGTATCTGGAACGGGCTATACGGCAGGGGGCGAAGTGATATTGAACGTCATTGTTCAGCAGGGCAACGGCACGGGATACGCCACCTTTGACGACCCGTCTTGGCCGGGCGCAAACTTTACAACCCGTGGTGCTTTGATTTACAACTACACCAAGAGCAACAAGTCAATTGGTGTGTTCAACTTTGGTACTGATCAAACAATGGCCAATCAAGGCTTCACCATTCAGTTGCCAGCGGATAATCCCGAAACTGCTGTAATTCGGATCATTTAAGGAGAAAAGAATGCTGGTAACGACAACAAAAGGTGAAATGGACGATTCCTTGCTTGAAAAGCTGGAAGGTACCGTGGACAACGACAATGA